ATTTAAGGCATCAATTGAGAGAGCAGATAAAGCACCTAAACTTAATAAAAAGAAAGTGGCCGCTATAGTCGCTGTTCCTAGTGCAGTTGTTCTGCAAAAAAGTAAAACAAAAAAAACAAATACAGCAAATATAGCAAAACCAAAACGTAAAGAAGACAAAGTATCTCAAGCTAATATTATTGGTAAAGGTTCTAAAAAAGGCAGACGCGCTGGCGGTATTATGAAAGCTAATAAAGGTGCATTTCCTGATTTATCCGGTGATGGTAAAATAACCAAAAAAGATATTTTAATGGGTAGAGGTGTCATTAAAAAACGTGGTGGTGGCGCTGCAATTAAAGGTATGAATTATAAAGGTACTCTTTAGGAGTTTAGATGGGAATATTAAAAGCTATAAAAGCTTTAGATGATATTTTTATAAAAAAATTGTCAACTAAAGCAAATCCTGAAAAAAAAGTTGATTTTTTAATTTATAAAGATCAAGCAACTCCAATACCAAAAAAGTTTAAGCGTGCAGGTCAAAGAAAAGTAGCTAAGCAACATATGAAAGATTTATTAACTTCAGAAAAAACCAAAATCGGTACTGCTGCTGGTGCGGGTGTCGTTGTTGGTAGCTCATCAAAAAAACCCAAAAATAAAACAAGAGGTCAATTAAAGAAAGCAAAAAAATCTAATGGAGGTTTTATGACTAAAGGACAGGGTGCTGCAATTAGAGGTACAGAATTTAAAGGTCATTTTTAGGAGGCTAAATGGCAACATCAGGCACAACTACATTCGATCTTGATATCGATGACATCATTGAAGAAGCTTACGAACGTTGTGCTGTCAGGACTAATAGTGGCCGTGATCTCAAGTCTGCTCGTCGTAGCCTTAATATTTTGTTTTCTGAGTGGGGCAATCGTGGCGTGCACTTGTGGAAAGTGGCGTTAAAAACACAAGAACTTACTTCAGGCACAGCAACTTATACGGCACCCTCTAACACCAGCGATATCCTTGAAGCATATATCAGTAGTTCAAGTGGTACCACTACTTCAACCACTGATGTGTCTTTGACTAAAATATCAAGAAGTGATTACGCGTCAAAAAATAATAAAGGCGCTACTGGGCAACCGTCAGAGTATTATGTAGATCGCCAAACTACACCAACCATTACTTTGTATCAAACACCTAATGCTAGTACATATACTCATTTAAAATATTACTTTATGGAGCGTATTGAAGATGCTGGAGCTTATACAAATCAAGCAGATGTAGCATTTAGATTTATACCTTGTATGGTAGCGGGACTTGCTTACTATTTATCGATGAAAATAAATCCTTCAATAGTTCAGCAAAATAAAATGATCTACGAAGATGAGTTAAAACGCGCATTAGATGAAGATGGACAAAGAACTTCGGTGTATATAGCACCACAAAGTTACTATCCATCAGGGAGTTAAAACATGCCATACGTAAAAGGAAAATACGCTAAAGCAATATCTGATAGATCAGGTATGGCGTTTCCTTATAAAGAAATGGTCAAAGAGTGGAATGGTGCATTTGTGCATAAATCTGAGTATGAAGCAAAACATCCTCAGATAAGAAGAAAACATCATCAATCAGATGCCGTAGCTTTACAGAACCCAAGACCAAGACCTAAAGAAGATAATGATGCTTTTGTTTTATATGTTAACAATGGTTTTAATAGTTCAAGCATGTTGCCTAGTGCAAGTAATAATATACTAGGTACATCATTAGAATCGTTTGAAATGACAGCTAGCGCTGGAGAGGTAACCATAACTATATCATGAGTATTACACACGCAAATTTTTTAACACAAGTAAGAAACTATACCGAAGTAGATTCCAATGTATTGTCAGATACTTTAATTGATCAATTTATTCGTAATACAGAATTAGATATTGCCGGTAAAGTTGACTATGATGATTTAAGAGCTTACAAAACATCAACCACAGTGGCATCACAAAGATATCTCAGTATGCCAGAGGAGATGATGTATTTAAGGTCAGTTCAAGTAACTAGTGGTAGCGACCGTATATTTTTAGAAAAACGAGATACTAGTTTTATTTCAGAGTTTAATCCAACAGATGCTACAGGTGTGCCAAAATATTACGCAAACTGGGATGATAGCACTGTTGTATTAGCACCTGTACCCGCAAGTGCTTTGACTGTACAGATCAACTATGTCATAGATCCACCACATTTTAACAGCTCTACTACGACTTTTTTATCAATTAATCAAGAATCAATGCTGTTACATGGTGTGTTAACCGAATGTTTTAGTTATCTAAAAGGGCCTGCTGATATGTACAACTTATACAAAGGGAAGTACAATGAAGAAGTACAGCAGTTTGCTATGCAACAAATGGGACAAAGGAAACGAGGGCAATATACAGATGGTGAACCAAGAATACCTGTTCCATCAATTTCACCAAATGTTAAAGGAGCACAATAATGGCAATAACAACTAATGCAATATGTAATTCATTTAAAAAAGAATTATTGGAAGGCACACACAATTTTAAACAAAGTGGTGGCAATAGTTTTAAATTAGCACTTTACACAAGTAGTGCTACTTTAGGTAAATCAACCACATCGTTTACAACAGACAACCAGGTATCAGCCACAGGTCAATATGCCTCTGGTGGCAGTGCTTTAACAAACGCAGGCACATCCTTATCGTCTGATACAGCTTTAGTTGATTTTGCGGATTTATCTTTTACAGGTGTAACTCTCACTGCAAGAGGAGCTTTAATATATAATGACACTGCTTCTGGTGATCCAGCAGTCTGCGTGTTAAATTTTGGTGGTGATAAAACAGCCACTGCCGGAACATTTACTGTTCAATTTCCAGCTTTTACATCTTCTGCCGCTGTTATACGAATAGCATAGGAGTAAGACATGGCTTTAGTAATCAATGACCGTGTAAAAGAAACAACCACGACCACAGGCACTGGTACAGTCACATTAGGTGGTGCTGTTTCTGGATTTGAAACATTTGCAGCGGGTATTGGTAACAGTAACACTACATATTACTGTATTGTTTTAAATGCTGAATTTGAAGTTGGTCTTGGAACACTTTCTGGCGATAGTTCAACATTAGCAAGAACAACAATAATATCTAGTTCAAACAGCGACAGTGCTGTTAACTTCTCAGCAGGTACAAAATTTGTTTTTTGTACGATGCCTGCAAGTAAGTCATTAGTTTTAGACGCTAGTAATAATTTAACCATACCTGCCAAATTAATTATGCCAGATGTGACATCAGGTAAAATATTAGTAGGTGATGGTACTAGTTATGAAGAAGTAGCGGTAAGCGGAGATATTGGTTTAGCTTCTAACGGAGCAATGACCATACAAAGCGATGCAGTAGAACAATCAATGATAGCAGACAATGCAGTTGCAACGGCCTCTATTGTGGACGACAATGTGACTCAAGCAAAAATCGCTGATGATGCTGTAGGCGCTGACCAATTGGCCGCTAGTGCTGTGGTAACAGCATCTATCGTAGATGACAATGTAACTCAAGCTAAAATAGCAGATGACGCTGTTGGAGCAGATCAATTAGCTGCTAACGCTGTTGTTAATGCAAGTGTAGCTTCAGACGCAGCGATTGTTGACACTAAATTAGCTACTATATCAACAGCAAACAAAGTAGATATAGGAGCGTTAGATATAGATGGTGCTTCAGATATAGGCGCTGCTTTAGCAGATGCTGATTTAATTATTGTTGATGATGGTGCTGGCGGTACAGAAAAGAAATGTGAAGTCTCTAGGATAAAAACTTATATCGCAGATGTAACTTTGACAACAGCGGCACAAACCAACATTACATCACTTGGCACACTAACTACATTGACAGTTGATAACATTATTATTAACGGCACAAATATTGGTCACACAAGTGATACAGATGCTATAGCAATAGGATCTGACGGAGATGTGACATTAACACAAGATCTAGAATTACAACACGATGGTGCGATTCTATCGTTTGGTGCAAATGATGAAATAGCTTTAACACATGTGCAT